CAGTCATGGAAACGCCGGAAAAAGCGCCTGAGAAGGCCGAAGACTCCGATGTATCGGAGGCCTGACAGGCGCGGGCACAGTTACTCACTTGATGTAACTGTGCCCACTGACACCAGAGGAGGGAAAGACAATGGAAACATTGGATGTAAAAACACCAAGAGTAGACCAAAACGGCAAGACTTGGTGGAGGCAGGTTGGGGTCGCCTTCCAGAACGAAGGCAAACCAATACGCATTCTTCTAGATGCGATACCCCTGCCAGACCGGAAGACCGGAGACGTAGTACTCATTCTTACTGAGAGGAATAAAAATGAAATACAGAAGTAAAATGTCTAAGAAACGTTCACGGCGCTCTTTCACAAAAGGCGCACAACGCGTTAAAAAGAAAAACTACGCAGCAGCTCCAATGCGTGGTGGTTACCGTTTGTGACGTGTTACCACCCACTATTGGCCTATAAGCACGAAGGCAAAGTAGTATTTAATAAGCCCTTCGCATTCGCGAGGGGCTTTAATTTACCGTGCGGACAATGCATCGGCTGTAGACTTAACTACAGTCGCCAATGGGCGATAAGATGTGTGCATGAAGCTCAAATGCACGAAGAAAACTGTTTCATAACACTCACGTTTAATGACGAGGCTCTAAATTTAAGAAAGAATCCTCTGTCTTTGGACGTGGAAGAATTCCAAAAATTTATGAAACGACTCAGAAAGAAAGTGGGAAAGAAAGTCCGTTTCTTTCATTGTGGGGAATACGGCGAAAAAAACGGCCGCCCCCACTATCATGCTCTTTTGTTCGGGTATGATTTTCCCGACAAAAAGCTATGGTCAAAACGTGACGATGTAATGCTTTACACGTCACAACAATTACAAGACCTGTGGCCTCACGGGTTTGTAACAATTGGTAACATGAATTTTCATACGGCAGCGTATGTCGCTAGATATATAATGAAAAAACAAACAGGCGAAAATTCAGAAGAACATTATACAAGATGGGACCCCCTAACAGGGGAGGGGTCCCAGATTAAGCCAGAATATTGTACAATGTCACGTCGCCCAGGCATTGGGGCGACCTGGCTAGAAAAATATAAAGCGGATGTATATCCGCACGACTATGTCGTGATAAATGGACATAAAGTGAAACCGCCAAGGTTTTACGATAAACAGCTGCCGGAAGACGAATACGAGCAGCTGAAGGCCCAACGAATAGCGGTAGCTGATGATCCTATAGATAAGTATGGGCCTGAGATGGATAAACTCTGGGTGTCAGAAACAATTAAGATAAAAGCACTTGAAAAATTGGTCAGAGAATTATAACGTAGGTTAATGTTCTATAATGTATATTATGGACGAAACAAAAACATGAAATACGAGGGCTAACATGTTGAAAACATTGTATTCAGTATATGATCGTAAAAGTCAGACATATGCATCACCATTTACAGAAATTGCAGATGGCACTGCAATCAGAGCAATGCAAGATCTTATTGCGAACAATCAAAATCACCCCTTCGCGCGTTATCCTGAAGATTTCGAGCTCGTCCGCTGTGGAAGCTTTAACGAGCTGGATGGGTCGATTTCAGAGGAACCGCAAGGGACAGTAATTAAAATGGATCAACTCGGAGAGTAAAATGAACATTTTCGGACCATCTGGCGCACAGCCAACAACAATGGCACACGATTTCAGCAAAGTTCCGAAGGCTGAAATTCAACGTAGTGTATTTAATCGTGATCATGGTCTGAAAACAACAATGGATGCAGGGTATCTCGTTCCAGTATTTGTGGACGAGGCCCTGCCTGGTGATACATTTACACTCCGAGCGACTGCGTTCGGGCGCTTGGCGACCCCGATTAATCCAATTATGGACAATCTGTACATAGAAACATTTTTCTTTGCAGTTCCATATCGTTTGGTGTGGAACAATTGGGAAAAATTTTGTGGAGAACAAGACAACCCCGGAGATAGTACAGACTATCTTGTGCCAACAGTGTCAGGAACGGTTACTACAGGATCGCTCTTTGACTATATGGGAATTCCAATTGGAAATTCCTTGGAATGGAACAACTTGCACGGTCGTGCATATAATCTCATTTGGAACGACTGGTTTCGAGATGAGAACCTGCAAGATTCAGTAGTAGTTGATAAAGACGATGGACCAGACACCTATACAGATTATACGCTCCTAAAACGCGGAAAGCGTCACGACTACTTCACATCTGCATTGCCGTGGCCACAAAAAGGTGAAGCAGTATCATTGCCACTAGGCACAACAGCGACAGTTACAACAGATGCACCGTGGAATAGTGCAAACTCAGGTGATGCGCTGTCAATTTATAATACAAATCAGAACGCATATACACGAATTTATACTCAAAGTTATGATGGCGCTTATTCCTGGGATTCAGGAACAGAAGGTAATGAGCTGTACGCAGATCTCAGTTCAGCTACAGCAGCAACCATTAACCAGCTGCGCGAAGCATTTCAGATTCAGAAGTTATATGAGCGGGACGCAAGAGGCGGTACACGTTATACAGAAATAGTAAGAAGCCACTTTGGGGTAGTATCCCCAGATAGCCGTTTGCAACGGCCAGAATATCTCGGTGGCGGTAAAGATCGGATCAATATTAACCCGATCGCACAAACATCATCAACAGACACAACAACACCGCAAGGCAACATGTCAGCCTTCGGTACGACCGGGTTTTCCGGTCACGGATTCAGCAAATCATTTACAGAACATTCCGTAATTATTGGAATGGCAGTTGTATTTGCGGATTTGAATTATCAACAGGGTATTAACCGTATGTGGAAGCGGCAAGACCGCTGGGACTTTTATTGGCCGGCTCTAGCCCACATCGGTGAACAAGCAGTACTAAATCAAGAAATTTATGCTCAAGGCACAGCAGATGATACAGGCGTATTTGGATATCAGGAACGGTTTGCAGAATACCGTTATAAGCCAAGTATGGTGACAGGCCAGATGCGTTCAGACGCAGCAACAAGTTTGGATAACTGGCACCTGGCAATTGATTTCGGATCACTGCCAGCACTAAACGCATCATTCATTGAAGAAAACCCACCAGTTGATCGCGTAGTAGCAGTTCCGTCAGAACCGGATCTGCTGCTCGATATGTTTTTCGATCTTAAATGTGCTAGGCCGATGCCAACTTATTCCGTGCCAGGGCTTATTGATCACTTTTAGGAAAAGTGGAATGGATTTCAAATCATTATTGGCTACTGCTGCTTTTCGTAGGGTTGTATTGCCTGTGGCGATTGGTTCTTTGGTTACTTGGTTGGTGGCTAATAATTATCCTGACTTTGCTGATGCTGTGTGCAGCATCGCTGCCGGTTTAGGTATAGCAGTAGAGGCATGTAAATAGATGTTTGGTGACATAGGATCTGCGCTAATTGGCGCGTATAGCGCAAGATCAATAAACAAAAAACAAATGGCATTCGATGAACGAATGTCAAACACGGCATACCAAAGAGGTATGGCAGATATGAAAGCTGCCGGTTTGAATCCAATACTTGCATTTAAACAAGGTGGTGCAAGTACACCTCAAGCGAAGTTGAGAGATCCAGCTGAAGCTGGTCGTAATGCGGCACAAGTAGCAGCAACAGCACAGTTGTTGCAGGGTCAAGCTGCAACGGCAAAAGAAACAGCAGCTCAAGCAAAACTAGATACAGAGTTTTATGCAAAACAAGGTATGGGACCAAGCTCTTACGCAGCAAGTAGAAGTATAGGTGGTGTTATAGGGAGATTAGTGAATGAAGGCGTTGGTAGCGCTAAAGAATGGGCCAACAATAATTGGTTTAAAGATAGGGCTGGAGTCCAAATGAGGACGAATCCGAACTTTTACGATCGCCAAAACAAAGACAATTGGTTGGAGCGAAAATTAAAGGTGCCTCCAAAAGACAAAACACATGAATCAAGTATCAAAATCATGCGTGCAATTGGAAAACTGATGGGAATAGTACAATGACAAAGAAAACAGAAAAACAATTCCGCAGCGCTTATGGCGATCGGATCAGAACAGAGTTTCACACAACAGGCGAAAGCTTGACACAACAGCATTTTTTAGAAGAAACCGATATTAAAAACATTATTAAAAAGCATGATCGAACAGGAATTATTCAACATGTTGCGACAGGTGTAGCTCAATACGGCGATTACTCCCAGGTGAACGAATATCGCGAAAGCTTAGATTTAATCAATAATGCGCAAGAAAGTTTCGAAGGTTTACCGGCTGATTTGCGCAAGATGTTTAATAATGACGCAGGCGAATTTTTCGAATTTGCAACAGATCCGGCAAACGCAGACAAGATGGTAGAACTGGGGCTTGCGCCCTCCCCTGCCCCAGTCATGGAAACGCCGGAAAAAGCGCCTGAGAAGGCCGAAGACTCCGATGTATCGGAGGCCTGACAGGCGCGGGCACAGTTACTCACTTGATGTAACTGTGCCCACTGACAC